CTGGAAATCCAGTAGAAACGGAAGAGTTGGAGAAGTTTAGAGAAGACTTTCAGACTGGGTATGATGCTATTATAGCTGAGTTTAGTTCTGATATGAAATTAGTTCATGAGAAAGTAGATAAATTGGCTGATGATTTGGCAAAAAAATACAAAACTATCATAGAAGTTGACTTTCCTAAGTCTATTAAGGCTACAAAACAACTAGTGGAGAAGTATGGTCAGTATATGGTATCTACGCATGTTGAGACTGGAGAGCTTATTTTTGTGGTGTTAGATATGGGTATTAATTAAATAAAGGAGTTGAACATGTTGCAAGAAATAAATAATAAGATTAAGTCAATGAATCAAACTATTAATAGCTTGATAAGCTTTATAAAGTCCTTAGCGGAGAGAATTGAGAAGTTGGAGAATAAATTAAAGGAGGAATAATGTTTGATAATTTTAAAAAAGACATAGAGGATCTTAAGAAAGAGTTGAAAGAATTGAAGAAACTTTTAAACGAGTATAAGTCAGAGATTAAAAAAGTTAATGGAAGAGTAGATGTTATAACAGAAATAATGAAAAAACAAAGGAGCAAGAAATGAAGAAAATAGAGGTTACGCATTATATTAAAGATGGTTATGATGAGCTAGATTTTGAAGCTACATTAAAGTGTAAGGATATGTTGTTAGCTCTGTACGATGTTAGAATGGAGATATTTAGACCACATAGAAAACATGGTTACGGAAATACCAAGATACAAGATTTAATAAATTCTCTAGGAGAAGACGATAATAAAGCTTTGGAGCTTATCTCGTTATTAGAAGAAATGTTTAATGAAATATTGGAAAATCATGGATTAGACATAGAAAGACTGTGTTATTAGGAGAGTAAAATGAAAAGAGTTTTAAAAAGAGAATGTGCCTATGTTAGTCCTAGATCAAATCTAGCTATATTAATACTATTTGTATATTTTTCAAACGATGAGTATACGGACGTTAAAGGTACTATTTTCAATACAGATAATGGTCAAATTTATGAAATGTGTGGTAGATATACACTATACCATAATCTTATTCAAGATTGGGTTCTAATGCCTGCAAGTGTACTATCTCAATTTGAACTGCCATAAGATGTTCACCTTTTTCTGACGGTAATTTTCTACTTGCCATTTCCACTAGATACTTATCATCTGCATTTAAATTTAATGCTTTGTATGGTGGATTATCTCCAAAAAACTTTGGCAAAAAAAGTAAGTCTATTAAAGGTTTTTCTATATTAGATATATCATGCATTTTAGAGCTTATCTTATTATCAAGCGTATAGAATACTTCTCTAGGATAATAGAATGTCAAATCTAGTTTGTAAACATGTATTTCTGGATTGAAATATTCTCGTAATTCTTTTAATTTAGTTTGTATTCTACTTTCTGATATTAAGTGTAATATATCAGATTTGTACTGTTCATAGTAGGCGGTTAAATATCTGGTATCTCGGCAGTGCACTTTATTAATGCTTAGAGGTTCTAGATGTATGAAGATAATATGTTTCATTATTTTTTATTCAATATATCTTTATTATTTTTATGTCTTTCTGATACTTCTTTTATTTTTTTCCAAAGTGGATCTGCTGCATTTTCAGGAGCACTTTTATCTTTTCTTAATTCTCTTATTTTTGTTAATATAACCTCCACTGAGTTTTCAGTGTCATCTACATCTTTTTCTTGAACAATTTTTTGAGTAATTTGTTTTGCTCCAGATCCATACTTTTGTTTTAGTAAGCTTTTTATGTATTCTTCTTTTTTATAGTCTTCCATTTTATACTCCTGTATATTTTATTATTTGAATTACTGTTAATACAATTGCACCAATAGCACCAAATCCAAGAACAATGCGCCAAACATACGATAGAAATATTTTCGGTTCTTCAAGTGAAGATAGTCGTGAATTGAAATGATCTTTTAATAACTCATTTGAATGTTCTAATTCGTCACATCTAGTCATGTGAATATCTAGATTACGGTCGATGGCTTCTAATCTTCTTCCATGTGATTGTTTTAGATCTTCTATCTTGTCTAAAATCAGATCTAGTTTATCTGTCACCTTTATACTCCTTTATCAGCGATTGTAATTCACATAATTTTTCGTGCATTTCTAGCTGTTTTTTAGCCATTAACGTATATAATGTTGTCATACGATTATTTCTATTATTTCCACATTTTGCAAGTATTTGACTTAACTCATCTTGAAATGATTGTAAATGAGGATGCTTTTCTATAAGATCCTTAATATCTTGATTTGCTTGTTTGATTACATTAAAGTCTATCATAGTTTTATCCTTTTGTCAACGCTATACAAGCTCAATATGTGGAAAGTCTTTGAAGCTAAAACTTCTTCCTAAACGAATTTTTATGCCTCTTTCATCAGCTAATTTTTGCACAATATCTAACATTTCATTAAATCTGTCTATATTATTCCAGTCAATGGGATACGGAGCTATATCAATTGCCCTAGATGGTAGGCAATTATGCTTAGAATTAGGGAATTTAAGCTTAGATTTGCCATTTTTAAAGGCTTCGTTTTGTTCGGCTTCGCCTCTGTGTGTGCATAAAACAGTAATATCAACTATTTCGCACAGGGCGTTTATTAGCACTATTAGCGAAGGATCTGCTAATGCAAGTCTTTTTTTGCCTGTAGCACTTAATGGATATTTCATGTTATTTACCTTCTATAGATATATTATACCATTCTTTATATACTTCTTTTATTACTATAACTGCTTCTTCATATGTCCTATACAGTCCAAAAGAAACCTCTAATCCGTATGTTTTTATACGAGCTTCAAATCTATTACAGTCTTTTCTTAGTCTTATACCTCTTATTTTTGATCCATATTTGTGAAGTTCATTCTTATTCTTAGAAACTATCTCTAAGTTTGACAGTTTATTATTACTTTTTATACTATCTATATGATTTACTTCCCCATCTATACTAGTGAAATAAGTCATATGCATAAGCTTATGAACTGCTTTATTTATAGATTTTAGGTCATTATTCTTCAATGATACGTAGCTATATCCATTAGTAGTATTAGTATTGATTCTTCTAATACCTTTTGTACGAATATTACGTATTCTTCCTAATGTGGATATTTCATACTTATTAAAATTATAAATTACTTTCCAAGTTTCCATGCTGCTGCTACCTTTTCTATACCTCTACTACCAGTATACACCCCTAAGAACACTTTAGCAAGCTCATATATGTCTGCGGTCAACGTGACTAATCCAAATGATCCTGCAATGATTAACGCTACTATAGCTACGGAACATAATGGTCGCCACGATTGTGTTAGCCAATTATTAGAAGCGGCTTCAGCTTCACGTATTTTAGCATCGGCTTCTATGGCTTTTCCTTCTAGTTCAATTAGTTTAACTTGAACGTCTGATTGAATTTTTGCCAGTTCGTTGCGTAGTTTGTATTTTTCTTCCGTTGATGTGTGAACATTGTCTACAAGCTCTGCGGCTGGCTTAAATAAATCTGTTATGAAGTTAAATATGCTCATGGTGTTCCTTTATTATGCTAGGTTTGTATGTTCGTACCAATCTAACGACCACGTTAAATTTGTAGCGGATGTTCCTTGTTCTATTATTCTCACTAAGTACTTTGTATTTTGTTTGAGTACAATCTCTTCCTCGTCCCTACTGTTTCCTCCCATTCTACTTTGAACAGTTCCAGCAGTTCCTAAGTAACTTGTACAAATCACATCCCCTACTGCTGTTATTGTAGGATCTTCATATACTAAGGTAGTATTGTCGTCAGCTACATTTCTATTTCTGTTTCTGCTTGTTAACAGTGTTCCATTTGAGGAAGTTGTAGATGCTTCATATAATGTAACTAATACAGATGAAGTAGATGATCCAATCTCTATTATCATGTGCGCCCATTTGGTAGTGTTTGGCGTGACTATTAGAATGTTCTTTGTTGCAGATTGTAGTATTGATACTGTTTTTTTGTTCTTATAGTGAGTACCAGAATGTAATTCTGCGTGAGAGTATGAAACTTGTTTTACAGCATTATTTGTTGGATCTATCTGATCTACTGATACAGAAATATTTCCATTACTGTCAACTGCAGCTTCATTACCTATTGACGACTCAATGCTTACTGCTCTTTTATTTCCATAAGGAATTTTTGTAAATGTTGAAGCCATGTTATACTCCTTTTACATTGAACTGAGCCACTGTAATTGTTGAAGGATTGCCGCTAGAAGCATTTGTCCACACAATACGTACAAAATTATATCCAACATTATCTGCTACGAATAAATGATTTCCTGCTGCATCAATAGCTGTAGAGCTTTCAGCTAAATCAGTCCAATTAGTAGGGACTGTTTCGCTTTCATTTCCTAATTTTGGAGCGTCACAGCTTGCTTGGAGTTTAAATGCTCCATTTGGAGTTCCTGTAAATACTAATTGAATAGCGTAGTTTGCAATATGACCTAACCAGATTGCAGGACCTGTAATAGTCTCAGTCATGTTAGTGCTTGATAGTTTACTTGTGAAATTTTCGTTTTTGATTCTCATGATGTTCTCCTTCCGTCTGTTATTAGAGTTTTTATTTAGATTCGGATTTTTTCCGCTCTTTTATTTTGTTAAATATTTTTTCGTAGTTTGCCTTCATATCGCTGCGACTTTTGTTTTCGTTATAAATAGCCTCACTGCGATCATCCATTTTGCGATTAGCTTCTTTTTCGTCACGTGCGTCGGGATCGGCTTGTCCAGTTGTCTTGATGATTATCTTTCTAGGATCTATTTTTTGCTTTCTTGTTTTAAAAAATTCTGAAAAGTCCATGTATTATCCTTTGTGCTTAGTTAGTTTTAACTTATTTTTATTATCTATATACTATGAATTGTAATAAAGTTAAATTCAGGACCTGTTGATCTAAGTAATCTGGCTGCTGACCCCGAGTCAGCTTGGTAAGCAACAGCACTTAGTGTTTGCCCTTGTGTTAGGTATACGTCAGTTGTTCCGGTCAATCCGATTTTTGCTACTGTACTTAAATCAACTTGCCTATAAAATACACCATTTACAAAGAGGTTTAAGGCACTTATTGTTAAATTTGTGGTGTTTGCCCATTGGATACTTGACTTAACCGAGTACATACCGGTTCTCGGGGCGGTAAAAACCCACGATGCTCCGACTGTAACCGCATTATGTGTGTCATGTTCTTTTGTGGCGAAATTAATTACTACAGAACTTGCATTTGCAAAAGATTGCCCAGTAGTAGAGTTATAACTAGCATAAACACTTTCACTCGCCGCTATAGTCTGAGAACCTGTGTTGGATTTTCTAATATTTATGAAGTTAGCACTAGGGTCTCCATATATAGCCTTTGATACTCCACTATTCTGTACTGCCGCTATTTTTATTACATCTCCTTTAATAAGGGGTAATAGTTTTGTTACTTTAACATCATAATAGGCACTTGTTCCTTGTGTTAAAATTCTACTAACCGCAGCTTCAACATTATTAACCATGATATAACAACTAAAACTAAATGCAACGTTTACTACTATTTCTACTTGCGCATCAACCTCATACGTTCCATTTTCCGGCACTACATAACCCCAAGCGTTAGCGTATGTAGTTGACATAGCTACAGTAGGGTTTATGATATTTGAACCACCTTTTTCAAATATTTTATTTTCAAAACCAACATAGTTTGCAATAGTATCTGCAAGAGAGCTTGAGGTACTAGTACATGCGCTAAGACTTATTTCCCTGTTCATCGTAGTCTCGCTCATGACTACACCGGAAGACCAGCCGACAATTGGAACTTCATATTCCATATATAAAGAGTCACCAGTCTCTAAAACTACAGGACCACTAGCTCCTATTACTCCTGTAACAGAACCAGCGTCTATCATATATGGCTGTACGGCAGTAGTTCCAGCCCCCTTCATGATACCTCCGTATGAAGTACCAACACTACTATCATATATTGTCCATGTTCCTGAAGAAACTGACCGTATATTAGTAGCTATCATTTTAGCAGAATCAATAACCAATCCACTTGGTAGATTTACTGTAAAAGCACCGCTATTTGGCGCACCTGAAAGACCTATATAAACTATAGCAATAAGCTTGTCTCCCCTTCTCCAGTAATTAGCAATATAAGTTGAGTTTGTTGTCCAATGTCCAGTAGTTGTTAGTGCGCCTAGATAAACATCTGGTGCGCCAATTATAGCAGGTTTAGCAGATTTAGCTTCTACTTTATCAAATATAATTCCCTTTGATCTAGTAGTGTCTGCTGTAGCTATGTGCATTATAAATCTATATGATACACTGTCTGGAGAAGCTTGAAACGATCTATTGAATGTTGTGCTTAGAGCATTTGCTTTTATTGTTCCATCGGCAAACTCTATAAGTCTAGCATTTGTAATGTCGTAAATATAACAAATATAATCATCGTCTGCATATGCGTCGTATGTTCTATAATCAAACGAAACTTGCACCATAGAAGCTTTATCGGCTGAATCGACTATAAAATCTGTACTAACACCTTCGCCTTGAGCAGCGTTTGATACTGGTACTTGTAAGTAAAATGAATTATTTCCACGTAGGTTATTAGGTGTTCCCAATGTGCCAAATGATGATTGTCCGGCAGATCCTCCTGTTCCGTCTATTGGCTTTGCTACGGCTCCGTCGTCGTATTTGTTCCAATTTGTGGTGCTATTTTCTGCATCTGGGTTTGATATGTAGTTGTCGGTTGATTCGATGTTTTTCCATAGACCATTTGAGTATTTATATACTCCTTCTGGTAGAACTGTTCCGTCACTGTAAAAAACCATTCCCTCTACAGGATTGGTAGGTTTGGCAGACTGCGGTGTAAGCGTCTGTGTTTTTGATTTTGGATTATTACCTTGATACATTTTAACCTCTTTGAATTATTGATGTTATGTAGTTAGGTGTCTATGGGCTATGAGCCTGTAACATCATAGTATTGTTAGTTTATTCTAATTATTAGATTTTATACCAATTTGTGCCATCGCAAGCGTATATAACTGCGGCAAAATCAGAGTTTATAACGTCATTTGCGGCTCCGTCTATAGTTCCGCTAGCTGGAGTTACGGTTATATTGTTTGTATTGGAGTTTCCATTATCTTTAATTCTAACGTAAATATTGGCTGCAACGGCTGGTAAAGTAACTGCGCTTGATGCACTTGATGTGTCTACTAAATGTGTTTTACCTGCTACGGCTGTAAATGTTCCTGATGAGTTTGCGAAATCATATATAGATACACCGCCAATTGTGTTTAGTTGAGTTTGTATGTTAGATGATGCACCACTCAAATATCCAACTTCTGCGGCTGTAGCGGTTGATGCAGATAAAAAGCCTGATGCATCCGAAACTATGGCTCGGCTTGCAGTAAGGGCGGCTAGTTTATTAACGTCTATTGCGGCTGCGGCTTTTATGTTTCCGTTTGCGACGTTTGAAAGAACATTTCCTGTAGCGTCCACGTTAAATGTTTTGTTGGTAAAGGCTTGTGTGTGTGATACAGTGGCGATTTCAACTAAAGATCCTACGTCTCCACACATAAATCTTGATGCTAGTGTGCTGTTATATCCTATGGCAGTGTCAGTAGCATCTGTCATTTCTACAGTGAATCCTGCGTCTTGAGTGTCTGCTGTTGCTTGATTTCCACCTTTATTAACAGTTATGTTTGCATCTACTACGTCTAGATTAGTTGTATTTACGTATGCTAGTGAACCATTTACTTGAAGATTTCCGGGAATTACTACAGTACTTGTGGCTCCAGCAAGTGTAAGATTGTTTGCGCCTAGTGAAGCTGCAATACTTAAAGTACCTGCTGCTGTAACATCTAGTGTTCCGTTAGTTGTAAGTAAAGCATTGGTTAATGTTTTATTAGTTAGAACTTTTGAGTTTGATGTTGTAAGTAGATTTACCGATGTAAAGTCGGTCCCATCAAAAAATCTAAGTGTGTTTTTTAGAAGCTTAACTGCGCTTCCTTGGAAAATAGTAGATGACATAAGTAGCCCCTTTGAGACTAGTAAGCCTTTCGACTTAAATTATTATTTATCCTAAACAATTGAACGTAATTTGTCCAACAACTATTGCAGAGTTTTCTAAAGCTCGTAGTGATACTCTAGTTCCACTTGGTAAATTCACATCTACGTTACCTCCTCCTAAAGGAAGTATAGTGTGTAGTACTTCACTCAGTGCTACTCCTGTATATAGACCTATTAAATAGCCAGTGGTATCATTTATTTCTATCTTTTTTACAGCGGCTGCTGTAGATGCTATTACTTGTAATGGATTTCCAGAACTAGCTGTTATAGGTGTTCCTGCTGCATCTATAAGCACTGCATCTAAATAATCTACAGGTGCTAATGCGTTTACGGTAACATTTCCAGAACTTATAACTACTGCGCCTGTATTACATGCAGTAATTTTTCCATCAATTGATGATAAACTATTATTTGCAGTGGTTTGATTTGCACTTGTTGATGCGCCTGTTGGCAATGGTAATGCTGCTGCGGATACTGGCACTGTTTGGTCTGAAGCAATATTTACTGGAACTGAAGCGACTGTAGCGGCTGCTCCAAGTGCTGGCGTTTTTGCATCAATTGATGTTGTGTCTTCGGCTATTGTAGTTGTATCTGCTTCGATTGCTACTAGTTCTGCAAGTTCTAAAACTTGATTAGCTGATGTAGCACCTCCAGCCAATGATACACTTAGTGGTGGATATAAAAATGTCATAAAAAATTCTCCTTATCTATTGCCTTTTGAGCAGTTTTCCGATTTCGTTAAGTACTGTAAATTTTCTAATACGTGAAGTCCTGATACTGTTTTACCTTGTAATGGAATTATGTGATCTACTTCAAATCCTTTTGGACAATTTATGTAGAATTCTTTTATTGCTTTTAAATCAGCATATTTTGGAGTTCTTTTTAGTTTTGCTGATCTTCTTTTTGCCGAACTTGCACAATGTTTTCCGGGATTATCTTTTCTCCATTTAGATCTTCGTACTCTTCCTTGATCTAAACATTTTTCTTTATGTTCATTGTAATACTTAAAAGACTTTTCTTTAAATTTATCTGGTGATTCTTTATACTTGTCTTTATATTGCTTTAATATACGTTTTTTATTATTTAAGTAATATTTATACGTCCTATCTTTTTCACATTCTTTGCACCAAGTTCTAGGTATTTTTATACCTTTTCTATTTTTCCTAAAATAGAATTCACTTAGCTCTTTTTCTGTATTACAGATATTACATATCTTCATATTATGCACCGACAGTATTAGCGTGGAATATAGCAGACATTACAGCACTGCCTGATGTACGTGTGTAAACTATTTTAATGAATCTGAATGGCATTGAATCGAAAATTATCTGGTGCGAGCCTGAATTTCCTGTGATATTTATTACAGCACTAAAATCTAAAGAGTGCCAAGTTTCTAAACCTTGGTTAATATCTACATCAGAATTATTTGTAGATTCTATTGTAATTACACCAACAGGTGAGCTGCCAGCGGACCAGTTTATGTCTATTGAAGCTTTGTCTAGGTTTTCAACATTAATTTTGTCTGATGATAGAGAGTTGTTAATTGTAACTGCATCTAATAGTTTGGTATGTTTTAGAACATTTCTTGACATAGGTTTCTCCTTTTAAAGGGTTAAGTAGTGTTATCTACAAGTTAGGTTGTATGACCTATATTGTATTGTTTTTATTTTATAATTATTAACGTATATGTTATTGTTCATATATTTTTACTAATCTAAGTCTCTACGGTTAGAGATTTTTGTTACTCCAGAAGCCTCTGATTCTGCTAGAGATAGTTTATCTGCTCTAACTGCTCCGATAGCTCCACCGGACTGACTTTCCTGTGCCTCAGAGAAGTGAGATTGTAATGCTCTAATATTGTTTGGATCTAGTGCGGAATCCGTAGATATATTTAACACTATTCCAAGACTTAATCGCTTTTTGTAGTCAATTGACTCTGGATTTTTAACTATTTGTTGCATTACTTTTTCTTGTATTCTCATGTATAGGTTAGGATATACGGCTTCTAAGGCTTCAATACTTTCTCTTGTTACCATTCCTGCCTCTATTTCGTCTAGCACAGACATTGGGTTTTCTACCGCTGCAACATACTTTTCAAATTTAGCTACTTCTATAGTCGATGGTGTCCATTGTCTACGTAAGTTTGTTAATACTCCTGTAGTTCTGCTATCTTTTGGTAGTTTAGATAATAAAAACTGTATACCATTAGCTAAAGTAACTTGAGCTTGCTGTGCTGCTAATGGAGCGGCTTCATCAATATTACTCATTTGTATACGCTCTAATAATTTATCTGGATCTGATGCCAATTCTTGTAAATTATCAGAAATGTTTTTATACGCTTCTTCTTTTGTTTTTGGAGCTTTTCCTAATACACCTTCTTCGTACTTTTTAGAAAATTGAGAGTTGGAAAGTGTTCTAGATACTACTGGAACATATGCTTTTGGAGCGTTGTAGAAAAATCCAGAAACTTTTGAGTTTATTTGTTTGTCTACGGCTTTATTGGCTTTTTCAATTCCTGTCAAAATCATTAATCTTTTTTTGAAATCAGATTGAATTGCTTTTGCTGTTCCAGCTACAAGTACTCCAGATTTTCCTAAAAATCCGCTTAGTAGCATGTCTTTGTAGTTTATGAAGCTAGAATTTTTTTGAGTGTCTAACTTCTTACCGAACGACTTCATAAATTCTTGAGCCGCTCCGTAGTTTAACATTTGTCTGTCTAGCTTTGCTCCTAGTTCACCACCGGCTGCTACGGCTAAATCACCAATTTCTTCTCGTAATGCTCTACTTATTGCTCTACTAACTTCTTCTTCTAATGGCAAATTACCTTTGTAATCCCATTTAGCTAGTTTTTGATATTTAGATTTAAGTTCGTTTATTGTTTTAGCTGGCATTATTTGATTAGATACTAAGTCATCGTCAAATTCTGCTATTATACTTTCTATCTTATTTACTTTAGAAGATGCTCCTGCTAATACTCGTCCTTCACCATCTTTGAATTGTGCTGTAAGCTCATCTAGTTTAGATACTATTCTATTAGCTACTCTAGCTCTAGTAGGAAGTGCGCCTTTAACTTCTAGTACTCCTGTAATATCGTCTAAAGATTTTCCTATTTCTTCACCTGTTTCAGTTATAAAATCCTTCATTGAATTAAATAATTTTTTATTAGAAGAAAATACTCCTAATCCTTTCTTACCCATAACTTCACGTAACATTTCTGGAGTATGTTCATATAGTTTAGGATTGTATTGCTTCATTTTATAAATTTCTGTTGGAGTAGATCCTGCTAATTCTTGTGCGTTTCTAGCTGGATTCATTATTCCTTTTAGCTTTTTAGTTACCCATCCATCTACTTTTGGTTCGTCTTTGATTGCCATTTCAACATATTCAGGTCTACTTTTTACTAGAACTGGATTTGTCATGTCTGCGAATTCTTCGTTAAATGCGTTTTTTGCAGTTACTTTAAATCCATGTTTACCGTATAGTTCTGGAAGTTTTCCGTTTATGTTAAAAGCATCTAGTTTTCTAGCTCCATTAGCTATAGCGTGTTGCACTATATCGTCTCCTCTACCTTTTACAGTAGAAAATACAGATACTAATTCGTTTCCACCTTTAATAGCGTATCCTGACTTACCATCAGGAGACATAAATAATTGCATTGTTTTGTATTCTTCTGGAGTATATGGATGAATGTTAGCTCTAGCCATGTCAGAACTTTTAGTAAATTTATCTACTACATTTTTAAATTCTACTGGATCTACTTTATTACTAAATTTAGTATTAAGAGATTCTAAGTCTATAGGCTTTACTGCTTTTGATGATCTTATAACCGGAACTGCGGCTTGAATAGCTCCTAAAGTACCTCCAACAATACCTCCGAATAATGCACCTGTTCCAGCATGAGCTAAAAAGTTTTCTGCGTTGAAATCTTCGTTACCTAATGCTTCTTCACTTATTAGTTTTCCCATTCCATAGAATGATCCTTCAACGGCACTGCCGGCTCCTTTAGCTATACCTTTTTTTAGTACTTCTTTTGCTAAAGATTTTTTACCTGTATCTGCTATTAACTTCTTTATTGTATTTGCAGTAAGATTTTCTACAGCTACTCCAGCTTTAGCTGCTGATTTAACTCCAGCACCTATACCTTTAGCTATAAGAGATTCTCCTCCAGATAATATTGCAGATCCTAAAACACCTGCTACTTCCCCAGTTATAGCTGAAGCTTCATTACGTTTTCTTCTTTCTCGTAATGCTTCTTTTGAAGCTAATCCTGTTTTAGTTAAAACTTGGTCAGATATACCGAACGATGCTCCAGATGCGGCTGATTCAACAAATGTTTGAATACTCTGATCGCCATATTTGTTTTCCATTTCAATTTCTGCGTCTAGTTCTGCATTTTGGGCTGGAGTTATAAGAGATTCTGACTGATCTGCTTGTGCGTTCATATCTGCTAAAAGCTCTTTTTCAAATTTATCGTTAGGCATGTTTACTTCCTATTCAAATTTTTTAAATGCTGGGTTTTGCTCTATTTTCTTGTCTACCGATTTATCGAAATTTTTTCTAGATAAGTTTGGGTTTTCTGCTGATTTTTTCTGCCATAATGCTTCTCTTGGAGATATAGCTTCTAGATTATAATCATCTACTACTAAAGAACTTGGAATTCCTTGATTACTAGATAGTTTTGAATATCTAAGGTTTATCATTCTCTGAGCTTTTAGTTGTCCTGATAGCATTTTTGCGCTTCTATTTTTAAAATCTGCTCTTTGAGTAGGTGATAATGTTCTACCTGATTTCAATCCATCGTAATATTTTTGCATTAGTCTATCTGGCAATGCTCCGGCTTCTGCCGCAGTTCTATATTCTGATTCTCTTACTACTGATCCGGGATCTAGCATTTTCATGTAGTTAAAAATCATAGCTACGTCACCTGCTGCTGATGGATTTGATACTGATTCAAGTATTCTGTTGTAAGATGCTACTACTTTTGCAGTACCCATATTGCGAGTTTCAGAATTATATTCAGTGCGTAATATTTGTGCCGCTTTAAAATCTTCTGGCTTGAATATTTGAGCTATTTGAGTTGCGCTTAAATTTTCAAGTTTTATGTTATTTCGTAGGATAAAATCTTTGTACTGCATTGCTTTAGCTTTTTCAAATCGTTCTTGTGCGATTTCATTTTGTTTAGCATCTGCCATTTGTTGTGCTAGTGCTAGTCTATCTTTTTTATCTTGGTTATTTGATAAGTCCGATAGTCTAGATATTTCCATAGATACTCGTTTAAAAGCGTCTTGTCGTTTTGCTAGAATGTTTGCATTGTCTAGTTTTTGAGATTCTATATCTTTTTCTATGGCTCTTTCAATAGCAGCCACTCCTAAGTTTCTTGGTGATGATCCAGCAGCACCTAAAAACATTCCTATACCCATTACAACTTTTTGCCATGTTGTTTTGCTATTCCAAAATCTATCATTGTCTATTGATTTTAATGAAAGATCTTCACTATCTAGTTTTGTTTGTGCTTTTTTTAATACTTCTTTTTGAGCTTCTATTTCATCTTGTAATGATAAGTCCTGTGCGGCTTGGATGGTTTTTTCTGTATTTATTTGATTAGCAAGCTCTGTAACTTTTGAAATACTTGGCTGTATTGATGTACTATTGTAGTTTACTTTAGTTGATACGTTTCTACTTGGTTCTTGATTGTAGTTTGGAACTTCTTCTTGTGTTCCTTGTTCTAACGCTTGTGGCTGATCTAATTGTTCTGGAGTATTTTTAACTAATTCAGTTGGCAAAGGTTCCATACCTTGACCACCTATTAGTTTACTTTTTGCAGCTTCTAATGTTTTTAGTTTAGTTTCTAACGCAACACTACTTAGACCATTTTGCTTCGCATAGTCAATGTTTGCTTGTAGTTCTTCTATTAGTTTCTGATTTTCTGCGGCTAGTGCGCTATTTTGTTCTTGTTGTTGTATGCTTAACCGTTCTTGTTTTTCTTTTTCTTGTCTATGAGCAGCAATAGCATTAGCTTCTTCTATTTCTGGAGTTTGTTCTGTTCCAGTTAAAATGGCTTGCATACCTCGTTTTTTATCTTTTTGAGCAGATGCGTCTAATGCAGATATGGTGGCTTGTTGAGCTTCTGGAGTAGAAGGGATAAGTACGCTATCATTTTCTAAACTTGTTAGATTGTCAGCAAAATTAGGATCTTGTATATTTTCAGCCATTTGTAGCTCCTTTACGTTATATTATACTACGATTTCTTCTTAGATTCAAGCTCAGATAGTCGTTTGTTTAAATGGGCTTGAGCGGCTAATATAGCTCCAAAACCTGATCCAAAGTCTACAGCTTTTCCAGTTGGGGTTTCTTTTACCATGCTTTTTCCTACTGGTCCAGCCTTTTCTAGATCTTGAGCCATGACGCCAAGTCTACGACCATGACCTGCGATTGGGTTGTTTTTATAGTCGTCTTTGTATTCATAGCTATAGGCTTGTAGTTTGTCTAGGAATGATTTTGGGTTAAAACTTTCATCTTTACTTTTTATGTTTTGTTTGCAGTTTTTATCTGATATTGCAGAAATCATTTGAGATGCTAAGTGAGATGAGTTTGCTGTTGGTCTTTCTCGTTTTAATCCGCTAGATATTGTAGCTAGTTTTGAAGGCTTTTCTTCTTTTCCTTTTCCTTCTTTTATTGTAGATTCTAGTTTAGATGTAAACGCTTCTGATATTTCCTTATTTGGTCCTGCAAATCTATCGTCGTCTTTTGTGCTTCTACCTTCTTCTTTTACGTTCATTTTATTCTTTATATCAGACATTGCTGACATTATCATTGGAGCCATTTTCGCTATTGTTTCTAGTCCCATTCCTCCTGATCCACCTTCTTTTTCTTTATATGGTGCCTCTACTGCTACTGCATTTCTAGATGGCATATTAAATTCTGCTTTAGCTGGGGCTTCTGATATTTTTACTTCTTGTTTTTCGGAAGGTTCTGGAGTTTTAATTTCTGGTTTTTCTGTAGTTTTAACTTCTTGTTTTTCTTGAGTATTAGAAGTATTAGATTCTTCTTTCTGTATATTTTGCTTGTTATTTTTATCTGATCCGAATTTCATTCCTGCTGCCTCTCCTAATTTACTTACAAAATTTCCTCTGGCGGCTGCTGATTGAGCTTGTGCGGTTTGATTTATTCCTTCTATGCCTAGGTTTTGTTGTACTTTTAGTTTTTCATAATCTTGTTTAGCCGATGCATCCGCTTGAGATAAAGCAACATCTTGTGCCCTTTGATTTTGCATTTGCGATGATAGGTTTTGTTCTGCTAGTTGTCGTTCTTGTAGTTTAGCTGTAGCAGCTTGTTCTGAAACATCCCTTCGTGCTGCGCCTTGCGATCTTGCAAATAATCTTTGTTTAGCTCCTGCGTTTCCACCACGTTGAGCTTGAGTAGCTGCTAATTGTTGAGCTAATGATCTATTTGAGGCTGCTCTTAATTGAGCTTCGGCTATACTAGGAGCTTGTCCACTGGCTTGAGCCTCTAGCCTACCTGTTTGAGCTAATTGCCTTTGTCTCAATGCTTCTTGAGTTCCGGTACCAGATTGACCTTGACTAAACGCATTTTGGTTTACATTGTATACGTTTGATTTAAACTGATCTAGTCCCATTGCATTTTTTGCACTTCCTAGAAGACTACTTGCTCCAGCTTTTAATTTACTTCCCCATCCCATATCAAATCTCCTTTTATAGATAGATTACTAATCTTATCACGATTTTAAGTTTATTACAACTCTATTAGATATTATTTTCCAAACTGTTGTGGCTCATTAACTTTGTATTCTGTGTCTTTTGTGCCTACAACGAAAGAAATGTTTGAAATTTCAAAACTTTCTCCCGGAGTAGCTAAAATATCTTCAATTTTAATCTTTATTGATTCACATTTTTGTATGTCTAGGTCTACTCTAAATTGATACTGATTAGCGGTTGATGTAGCAAAATCAGCTATAGGTATAACTTCAACTTGCGTATATGTGTCTATAAAGTTATATGCTATACTGACTCTTATATCGTGTGTAGACTTCCATGCTCCTAGAACTAAAAGCCTATACACTCTTTGGTAGTTTTGTACTCCTGCGAAGCTTAACCAGCCCGATTCTATTTTGGTTACTATAGAAGATCCTGCGTCACTGTATGAAGTGTTTTCTAAGTATAATTTATCATCGTTTCGTAAGTAGTAGTAGTTTTGATCTAGTACTAATGCATTTTTACCAGAATGATTTGTATACGTGGACCACTTGTCTAGCTCGTAGTTGTATACTAGGCATGATCCATCAGATGTTAGGAATCTTACTTGATTATGTTCTGCTACTGCGTTTGCTGATGTTATGGTAAGATTGTTAAATGCTTCTACTGGAGCACCTATATAAGTTGTTGATAGACCTTTTCCTAGCATGTATATTCCGTTTGCGCTTTTGAACATTATTCCGCTAGGTATGGAAACTACACTGTCTGCGTCTACACATCCTATTTCTTCTGTTATTATTTCTGGTACTGTGAAGTCTCCATTTTCTCCAAGATTGTTAGGTCCTGATCCAGATACATAGAATATAGCATTTTCTTTAAATATTATTAGTTTCTCCTTTATAGATTTTAAGTACTTTATATCTCCACCTTTATCTGATATTGGTATATATAAAGAGTCATTGAATTCTACAGGAAATCCTTCCTCTACTATTTTGGAATAGTTTATTTTACTTTCACCTTCTACTGAGGTAAATATTCTTGATTGATGTTCTTCCATTGATGTGCATTGACTGGCTGGAGTATTTTCTAGAACGTCTCCAGTTGTGTATAGTACTTCATTATCTATTAAATCTGCATCTGTAGTAGTATCATAAAATGTATTTGTATCTACTGTAGGTACGCTTATTGTAGGACCAGTAGTTTGTGAAACTTTATAGAATATCGTTCCAGCGTTTTCTGTTCTATACACTTCTAATATTACGTCTGTCTTTTCTGTCAATTTTAGAGTTTCTATAATTACTTGTACAGATTGTGTAGATGTTCCAGCACTTAGTGTTATTGGCACTGCTATAGATGGTGCTGATCTGTGTATTATTCCTTGTGCGTCAGTCCATGCATATACTACTATATATTCGTATGTTCCGTCAGACATATATCCAGATGTTATTCCAGTAAGTGTTATCTTATCTGGATACATATGAAATCCATGCTCTACAACTCTTGTACCATCGTACATTTTTAGTAAGCCATTTGCTATGTGTAGATTATTTGATATTTCTTTACATACTGGAGCAGATGTTACGGAAAAATCTAGTACTAATTTATCTACACCTGTTATAGATACTAGTGATGTTCCATTAGAATATGTTATACCTATTGTCGGTATAGCGGCTGAATATCTGTTAGAATCTATTACTGATACTGTTTGTAGATTATACGAGTTAGATCCCGGTAAGTCTATACTTCCTGTTAGCATCCTAGTTATTATTGCTCCGTATATGTCTATAAGGAACATTGAGTTTTGTGTGCCAGATGTGGTTAAGTATGATGCTAGGCAATAGTAAGAACTACCTCTCTTAAATATATTAGACTGTAGTGTTAGTCCTCTATAAACATCTGTAGCTGTTCCAATTGTTCCTGCTGTAGTAACTGATTGTCTTTTAATGTAGTTAAAATTTTGAGGATCTACTATAAAAGAGTACGCTACTACATATGTGTTTGTAGCTGTTTCATGTATTGATGTTCTATTTACTTTAAATGAACTTGAAAACGAATCTAAATTTGTAGGAGCTAGTACGGTAGTTGTTAATGTTTTATCTACTACTACTGCTTTTACATATTTAGTTCCTCCTAGATTTGTTGAGTATGAACATACTACTCTTTTTGAACTATCAGTTGTCATGCATATAGCTCCAAAATTTGTTTCTGCTGCTATTTCATAAGGTGCTGATACAACATCCAAAGCACTAATATTTCTAAATGACATTATATTAGTAGTAAGTTTTTGATATACTATTGTTATATCTGTATCTATTAAACTAACTCCAAATGAAAATCCATCTGCCATTGTTGTTACTAGTTGTGGAGTATCTAAATGTAAGAATCCTGTTAGTATTACTTTGGTATAGTATATTTCTGTTAATATGGAATAGAATATATATACATCACTTCCTCTAACTACTAAGTATGGTGAGATTCCATGATAACTTACTTGTTGATCATACATTACAAAATTATTATTTGCACTATCTATAATAGATAAGTATATACCTGTAGCGGCTCCAGCAGTATTTTGATACACTATAAATTCTAAACCATTTAAATATACTGAGCCTTGGTTTATTTTTTTTATAGTGTCTTTAATAACAGAATAATTTTTATATTTAACAGGTATTACAAGTCCCTTTTCGTGACATTTTGTTGTTGCGCTACTATATCCATATAATGTAGTATTTGTAATTACATCAACTTCTTTCTTAAACGATGTTAGTGATCTTGTATTTGTTATTACAGAATCAATATCCTTTATAAGTGGAACATCTGTATACCCATTACGTTTTCTTAATTTTCCCGGTTTATCTAGTAATGAATTCTCTAAAGTATTAAGAGTTCCATCAACACGTTGTTTGTCGTCGGTTTTAGTATCAATGCCTTGATTAAATGGAACTGGAATTTTTTGTTTATTTAAAGCCATTGTTAAACCTATTTATTAAAATACCCATAAACTTATAACTGTACTTGCAGAGCATCGTAGAGTTAATGTTTTTGAGTTAGAAGTTGATTCCCAAATGGTACAGTTAGTATTATTTTTAACTATTATATATCCCATTAAGTCTCTATCTAGCTTATGTGATATAGGATTGTCTATTCCTACTGTTAGGCTAATCTTTTTTAACAATCTTCCGTCTATTATTTCTCTACCAACTATTTGATTAAATACTGTTTCCGTATTTTGCTGCATTTGGTCTAGTATTTTATCTTCGGTTGATATTCTTTTTATATTTATCATCGTGTGTTGCCATAGTAGTAGTCGTTATTTTCTGCATAAACGTCTGATATAGATTCTCCATTTCCTACTTCTCTATTTCCGGCAGCTTCTTCTATACGTCTTTTTAGTGCTGCTTTTTGAGTAAGTAGTAGTGTGGCATCTGATTCTTCTTTTTGTAGCATTTTAATTGCGGCATCTACTATTACATATTCTGAAAAATTATTAAAATCAGCATATGAATCTGAATCTGATGTTAATGTTTGTGATAATGGGATGTACCAAATTTTACATGAAATGTTATTATCTGGCACTGGAGTTAGTCTTAATGTAGATCCTACTAGTCTGTATCTAACATTTTCTAATCCATAGTTTAGACCTGTTGCTTGGTTTTTATTTCTTTCGTTAAAGTTAAATTGTTTTAACGTAAACCATTCAGATCCGTTTAATTTTGCGTCGATTCCTCGTAGTTTGTAGAAATCTCCGGCTGTTATAAGAGAAGCTAATGAGTATGATTCTGCTGATCCTGAGGTTTGAAATGTAACTTCATTTATGTAATAATCTCCATCGTATGCTTGTATAAGCATGTCATGAAGTTCTGAAATTGAGTTATTTATGTAGCCAGTTAATTCTGCATCTGTTACGAAGTTTGAATTAACCATGTCCGCTCTCTGTCTTGATTCAGTGCGTAGCTGTAGTAAAGTTATAGGCATGATGCGCTCCTGATATAAAAAACCTAGTGACAACTAAGCCACTAGGTAATTTAATTAATCGTTTTCTACTACCATTTCTATAAATGATCTTAGTGCTGCTTTAAAAGATTCTTTATCTTTAGAGTCGAAAGATTCCATCATCTTGTCAACACATGCAGATAAACCGCTAGAACTATCTTGTTCTGCTCCATCTTTGTTTGGAACATGTTTCATTGTGTCAGCATTTTCAGACTTCAATGATTCATAATCTCCTTCTTTTCCATTCATCTTTCTCACTATAGAAGCGATTGCTAAACCTTTGTTCTTTTTATCACCCATTAGAATCATGTTACTCTCCTAGTTTAGAATTTTTCAACTCTAATTTTAGTACTAGTTTTGACCCTACTGCTGGATCTGTAGCTGTAGCTGTAGATACGGTATAGAATTCAACTTGTTTAGATTCTACTACTTCTGATCTAATTTGAAATTTTAAATCTTGTACTGTTGAGCTTTGTACTATACCCTGTAGTGATTTTAGTGCAACATAAGCATCACTTAATGTGATAAGGAATCGTCCTGCTGATACTCTGCTTATTGAAGCTACGCCAAGTCCACTGTCTAATACTATACTACCTACTGAGCCGTCTGATAATGTAGCTGCTGCTCCGTCACCTTCTCCGGCATCTACTAGAACTGTATCGTCTCCACCTACGGCTGATAAATCAGCAAGTAAAGATCCTACGTCTGTTACGGTTACATCTTTTCCAACTACTGCTCCTGAGCTTACAAGTTCGGCTAATTCTGCTGTAGTTAAGTCTACTGGAGTGGCTGCGTTATTTGTACCGTCGTTTGGGGTAATAGTTATAACTACTGTGTCTACAGTTCCGGTTACTACTGCTAAAATTGTATCTGTTGGATTAGCTAAGGCTGCTGCTACTTGAATAGTGATTTTATCACCATTTCTAGATGTTCCAATTGTTGCACTTGTGTATGTAATGTTAGCTACTAATGCGGTTGTAGTTCCAGATGGATAAGCTCCACCTACGTTACTTACTGTGCCTTTAGCATAAATTTCTTTTACTTCTACATCTAACGCTTGTCTGGATTGAAATCTTCGGTTAGCCATGATTTCCTCCTTATAGAATTGTGTTGTTTTTTAACACAAGTTGGATGTACGCTTTAGAACCATTTGATGGATCTGTGGCGGTAGCGGCTGCTACGGTAAAAAGACTGATTGTTCCTGCTGAAGCAATACTTTCTTCTTTTACTTGAAAATGAAGATCTTCTGCGTCTGCATCTAGGAGCATTGCTTGAACAAACTTAAGTCCACCATAATATTTATCTTCTAATGTAATAAGATAAAGACCTTGACTAGTTCTTGAGATTGAGGCAATTCCTAAACCATGAACAATTGTTGGTGCGCCTGTTGCGCCAAATGATACTTCTAGAAATAAATCTTTTACTTCTCTGTCTAGTGATTGTTTTCTGTGAAATGATCGGTTTGCCATAAAATTTTCCTTCTTTGTTTAGTCTCAGGAGGCTACCCTGAGCATTTTGTTATTAAAAGTTCTCGATATTAGGATAAGGAAGCTAATATGGCTATTACGCAGATATTAGCTTCCTAACTAGTTGTTATCCTAGATTAATATTAGCATTGAATCCGGGCGCACGGCAGCCAAGCTGGGCATAATAACCTACACGAACCTCAACACCATCAGCAGCAGATTCCCTTAGGAATTTTAAGCCATCAGAGTCAAGAATCTTTGGACATTTGCCAAGACTATAGATTTTCCAGAATTCCAAAGATAGCATAAATGCTCTATCACTTGGACAATTTTGGTCAGGAATACACTTAATTGCACCACGTGGACCATTGATAAGAATTCCTCGGAAACCAATTTCAGCATTAGCAGCGCAGTCAATATACTGAACTTTAGAGCCTAGGGCTTTTTCAAGATCAGCAAATTTACTGTAGCTCATGAAACAGTGAGATGGTTTTCCACCTTCACGTGCAACACGAGAAGCAGCAGAAATCAAAGCTTCTTCGATTGGCTCGGCAGATCCGTCATAACGAATACCAGCTAAACGAGTTACGTCAGCAGTTCTGTCAACACCAAAAAAAGCTGTTGAAGAAGGGGCTGAATCAGGAAGCCATGCTCTTAAACCTTTCAATTTAAGGTCATAGTCACCTTGTACAAATATGTAGTCGTTAGAAGCTGCACCAGTTCCACCATCAATTGCAGAAGCAGCGTCTACAGTTACAACACCTGAATCACGATTAACACCTGTTACAGTGATATTTCCAGATTTAACTGTTCCACTACCATTATCAGTTGAAAATACTAATTCCATTCCGACTTCAAAATTAGTAACATCTTCGATGTCTTTTAATTGCATAGAAGTTGAAGTGAAGCCAGCATTTACTTGACCGATTGTTCCTGATCCTGTTCCATAAAGAGCGATTGCTAAAGATCGAGTAGCAGATTCAATTGCTCCATCGATTTCAGTAGTAGCAGCTTCCATGAAAGCATTTGCATTGCCTTTAGAGGCTTCGATAGTTTCATTGTCAATTGTTGCCAATGAATAGTCTTTGCTTCTTACAAGCAAAAATGCTTTTAATTGTGTGCTAGTTTTGTTAGTTTGAGCGGTTACGAAAGTAGCAGAACGTCCTTGAGGAATTCCATATTTAATTGGAAGTTTAAGGTTGTTACCGCCAAAACTTTCATACTTTGAAAGAAGAGCTAACAAGGCATTGTCTTGATATACCATGTTCTCAATTCTCTCTGATGTGTAATGCTGTTTTAACGCAGCGTCAAAAGAGGTCATGTCTAAACTCATAAAAAATCTCCTGTTGTCGATTATAAACTTAAAAAAGTATAATCAATAGTTGTGTTTAAAATACTTAATAAAATGCAGTTTGTCTCTATTCTACGTCCATTTAAGCACTGCTGCGGCTCGTTGAACTGATTCCTCTGCGCTTAACTTTCTGTCTGCGTTATTTATCGACTCGGCAGAATGGTCGTTTGACAATGTGGCTGATGTCTTTTTAATTTCTGGCTTTTGTTCTGCTGCTACTTCCTTTTTAGCTGCAAACTTTTTTAGCTTAAGAAACTTCTGTGCTTCTTCGTATAGGTATGCTTCTACAGCTTCGGCTGCTTCGGTAACATCTAGTATGTTTCCTGTCTCATTATGATGTTCTTCAATAACTTCATATATCAAATCGTTAGCTGAATTGGCGTTTATAAGTTCGTATTTGTCTAGGTCACTTTTTACTACTGTATCTATCTCAGATTTAAAGTTATTTATAATAGTTTCAAATCTTTTTTCTTCTTCTTCTTTCTCTTTGCTATTTAATCTTTCCTCTAGAGATTTGTATTTATTTTCTAATTCTTTCTCTAATTCCTCTCTCATTAGCTTCATTTGCATGTCACTTGAGAGTTTTCCATCATTTAGAGCTAGTTCTGTAAGTGTTTCGTAGTCTAGTCCTAGTTCTTTTAGTGTTCCTAGAGGATCTTTCTTTAATTTATGCTCTAAAGGGATTTCCACTGGTTTTTTTGGCTTGGCTGATTCAAATTCTTCTCTTTGTTTCTTGAAATTAGCCATTTCTCGTTCAAAATTAATACGTTCTGTGCGAAATTCCTTTTCTTTTCTGCTTAATGCTGCAAACTTTTTGTTAAACTCGTCTTCTTCTGGTTTTTTAACCTCTGCTACTGGTTCTTTTTCTACTTCTTCTGTAGCATTTTCGGTTTCATTTAGTTCAATAGTGTCTTGTGAGTCGTCTTGTAACATGTTAATCTCCTTTGATTACTTAGTGGACCGATATTGGTCCGGTACTACTGTACCATTTTGTATATTTTTATTCTATTGGAAGCTGTTGAGCGGCTTGTAACTCTTCGTCTGTTAGTTCTTGTTCTGCATTTAGAGCGGCTTCATTCTCTGCCATTGCCATTTGTTGATCCATTATTGCTTGTTCTTCTGGAGAAACTGGAGCAACATTGTCTCCTAGCATTATACCACCTTCTATTATTGGATTTAGCGGCTGCGCTCCAAGCATTGATTGTTCTGCTACTGATTCTGAAGCTCCTTGAGCACCTTGATTAGCTAGTTGTTCTGTTAGTTGTGCTGCTGTTGGAGTAACTTCCTGTGATTTCATTAGTAAACCTTGAGCGTCTTCCATATAGCGTCTTAGTAGTTCTAATCTTTCTTCTGGAGCTTCTCTCATTGAGTACATTAAGTAAGCTTGTTGTACTTTTCGTACTGCATTTTCTAGATTTTGATATGGTTCTGGAGGCATGTATTTTCCTTCGTCTACCATGTTTTCGATTATCTTGTCTAGGTTTTGAGCGTCTGCGTTTAACATGTTGGAAACGGAGTTTAGATCTGGGAAGTCTAATAGTTTTAATCCGTCTTCTTTACTTAGGAATCCTGCTGACATTAGTTCTTGAATATCTTGTAGTCGTCCTGCTGGATCTCTTGACAATGCGTTTGTTGGGAATGTAGACATCATAAATTGATCTTCTTCTAAGTCTACGTCTTTCCATTTAATAGTTTCTATGAATTCTTTTCCTTTTACTTTTACTTCATAATGTTTGTTTTCTGAGTATAGATCTTTTGCAAGGCTTACTATTATTTTGGCAGCGTCTATAAATGCTGATTCATATCTAGTAGCTACTGCTAAAAATCTTTCTGATTCTATGTCAGAATATTCTCTTAGTGCTTTACCTGAATCTAGTCCAGATGGTTTTAAACTCTGTGCGCTTAGTTGAGATATGCCAGAAATTTCATATGCTTTTTGATATAGAAATTCTAAATGGCTAAATAGCTCAGATGGTATTTGACCTAGAGCAGAATATTGTGGAGGCGTTCCTGCGTACTTAATGATTCCACCAATTTTATTATTCAAATGTGCTGATACTATTTTAGAACTTGCTTCTACTAATAGTTTTGGAACACTTACTAAGTGCATAGATACTTGTATAGTTCTTAGGATTTTATTTATCTCTAACTGTAGTCCTTGTAGCTGTTCTCCTAGACCAAAACCAAAAAATCCTACAGGTCTTAGGTTCCATCTAAAAAATACAAAAGGAAAAAAATCTTTAGTATATTCTTCTTTTAAAAGTGTGACGTTATTTATAACTATTGAGTGTACTCCGTCTTTAGCTTTAACTCCAGATCGTAAGTGCCATGATTCTACTACTCTAATCATATCGTCTTCGTGTTGTATTGGTGTAGAATAATCGTATTGATCTCTAGAATCTGTTGCTTGGTCAATAAGAAGTTTTTTTCCGGGAAACATTTGCTTTAATACGTCTTTGTGTATATGTTTTTCTTGATGTAATTGTCGAGGCTCTCCGTAGAATGATTCTGTATCTGATACTTTAATTTCGTTTATAAATACTCGCTCTACTTTAATTTCTCCATTTGAAGAGAATATTTTTAATGCGCCTGTTCCAAATATTGCTGCATCTAGAAATGCAAGTGCGGCTTTTTTATACATTGATACAGAGTCAAATATTCCATCAATAAATTTTGTAAGCTTCTTGGCTTTAGTTTGCATTGACCAAGTAGCTCCATCAGTTAGAAACTTAGCTCTAACTTTATTCTTGGTTATTTTTGAAACTACTGTGTCGATTAGTGATTGAATTACGTTTAGGCTAACTTTATGACCGGCTCCGACTGCCTCATCTTGTGAAGAGTATGATCTAACTCCTAAACCTTTTGCGAAACTGTTTGAGTACATTCTAGCATATCGTAAATTATCTACTGCTCTATACCCTTGTGCTTTATCTAAATGGTTTACTACACCAAAAACATCGTCTTTTAGATCATTTTCGTTAGATAACCACCATTTATTATTTGTGATGTTGAACATAGTTTCTCCTGATTTTACTTGTTATGTGAATTAGGTATTGTCGCTTGACCAGAATAGTAGATCTTCGTCTTCTCTGTCTTGTTCTTCTTTTTCTAGTTTTGAAAGTTCAACGGTTTCTTGTGCCTTTTCCATCAAAGTAGTTGATTCTACAGTAGGCATTGATTCTATAAATCCATAGTCGGATATTTCTACAGTGTTGCCTTCAAGTGTAAACTTTTTAACCTTGTTTTTCTTACACCATAAAATGAATAGCTTAAGATCGTCTAGACTGTGAAACATATGAAACCCCTATATTGTAATTTATTTATAAATCATTATACCACACATCGGATATTGCGTCAAGCTCGTTACAATCTTCCTCGAATGATTCCTCTAAGTTAGCTCCCATTGGATCTTCTTTTCTTCTCTGCATTTTATCCGCTTCTTGCTGCTCTATCTTGTCCATGTACTCGTTTGTATTGAGTTTTGGCTCAACTATAGGAGCTTCAGATAGATAGTGTAGACTTGCCTTCCATGCGTATAGAAGAGCGTCTGTTATATCTGAGTGATAAGTATCTGAAATCTTTGGATTTTCTGGATTCCTTATCTTGGAATCTTTGTCCCATGATACTAGCATACAGTCTTCTTCAAACTTAGAGCCTCTAGGTACTTGTAGTTTTCCTGTTCTAAGGTCGTCGTTTAGTAGTTCTATAAACTCTATTTTTCTGGACTTTTCAGCAGCCTCTAGGAATATACCATGTCTTTGTACTATTTCGCTTGTTATTTTTTTTCCAAGTGCGCCTGAGTCGCAAACTATTTTTACAGGATTGTATTTATCTTTATACTTTTTAATAGATGTTATTAGTTCTGTAATGTTTTGCTTACTTTTTTCAAACTCTTCTATTAGGTATATCTTTTTCTCATGAGAGTTATAGCCTATCACTACAATTGCGTCAGAATCGTCGTATCCATAATCTACGCCCATTATATAAGTCCACTCACCTTGAACAGGAAGATGATTGTATATGTTTATACTTCTATCAAATCTAAATACAAGACTATCTTTGTCTTCTATCCATTGACCGTAACTTTCTCTTATAAAACTAGGATCTGACTTATCTATTCCTCTAATTATACACTCTTCGTTTAATGTTTCGTTAAGATCAAGTCCCTTGTCTGGATTGTGCATGTGTGGATTATCAAATGCAGTCCAATGTTGACTATCCCAATCTTTTGATTGTGAATATTTATAATAAGGTCCTGTACATGTAGGTCCGGGAGTTCCGGTTAGATATAGTGCGCCTCTTAAATCTCGTAAGGCTGGAATAATAACATCGTTTATTAGTTCCGTTAAAATGGATGGTCGTATTGATTGAGCTTCGTCTATGTAACATTTTTTTAATTTGTATCCACGAAACTTTGAAACTTCAGACTGGTCCTTAGCACCTGCTAAATATATTTTAGAATTATTTGGAAATGTTACGGTTAGTCTGGTATGATCTGTTTTGCAGTCTATTTCAAATTTGGTCAAAATGCTTAGTAGCTCTCCCCATAGAATGTTTCTTGCAGCATTTTGTGTTTGAGTTATATATAGTAATGCTACTTCTTTATTGTCTTGACATGTAGATACCATATCTGCGGCTATACCAACACTTTTACCACTACGTCTGCTAGCTACTACTATTTTAAATCTGTTAGTAGATCCTCTGAAAAATCTTTTCTGTGCATCAAAACAATAGTTATCAAAATTAAATACAGGCTTCTCTTTGGATGCCTTTCTTTTCTCTAATTCTATTAGTAGTGACTGTTTATTTATCATTTGTAGAATAGCCTAGCCTGTTCCTTCTGAATTAGCTTTTCTATTTTAGATAATTTTCGATCTTGATGTATATAGTACCCAGAGTAGTAACACTCTTCTGCTGAGTAGTTTTTTGTAATTACTTTGTCTTTTATAGTGTTAATAGATTTTGATAGTAGTTTTATTAAAGTATCTAGTTTCATTAACAAAGTTAATTTAGCTAATGATCTTTTTTTGAAAAGCTTATCATAGGATTTTGGTTCCATTTTAACACTCCTTATTAAGCTATTTACTTGGACGTTTAATTTCTGCGTTCCTTACACCTGTAGTAACCGCAGATGCCTTTTTAGCTTTATCAATTTGATCTATTTTTAATTGTGATCTAAATGATATAACAGATACATTTGTAAATGGAACCATGATGTGGTCAGATGCAGACTTAATTTCTATTGCAGAATAGTCTTTGTTTACATAAATCTCTACTCCGGGACATCCGGGCTTAGAGCGAGTTGTAAAACTTGTTTGTACTGTTTTGTCGAATGGAACAGCTTGGTACGTTCTTACTGAGTCGATTTCTGGTAGATCTTGTTTTTCGTTTGACATTGTTTTTCCTTTTGTTAGGCTTGTTGTTTATTACTTTTTAAATATTATCGCTCGTAGTTAATTGTGTTTTATTTCTATTTATAGTGCTGCTAGTGGACATGCAGATTCTTTTACTTCTACTGATCCACCGAACATGTCTGTGTATGTTTTTGTTACAATCTTTTCAAATAGTTCTTTAGAGCATGATATGGTGGCTACCTTGTCTGCCATTCTTTGGATAATAGCTACGTCTGAAAAGCCCCAGAATTCATCTCTAATTTTATTTTTCCACTCTTCTAAACTATATCCACATCTATTAGCTTCGTATTTGTTTAACGATGTTACTACTGATGTAAATACTTTTAGTCTTGCTTCTACTTCACCTTCTGCAAATTGACCGGAGAAAGATCCTTTGGCTCTATGTTGTCCAGTTAAACCTGCTGGATCAATGTAGCGTGTGTCACCATGTTGAGAAATTGAAAATGCCATTGAGAATGACCATATAGAGTATGTATGAACTGGTCGCATTAGCTTTACTAGTTCCATAGTTCTGATAAATCCTAGACCATCTATTACATTTCCTCCACCGGAATTTATAATAATGTAAATTGGCTTTTTAGCAGGTAGTTTAAAATTTAGTTCTAGTAATCTGACAGTAGCTTCTCTCATTGTTTCTTCGTTGACTTCTCCTTTAAGATAAACATGATTGTCTACGGTTAATGGAATTATCTCTGCTGACCTAGCGTCTTTGCAAATGATAATAATAGATAATGCGATTAACATGGTCGCAAGAAGTGTTAAGTCAATCTTAAGTGATCCTCTCATTTTGATTCTCCTCTCAAAGCTTTGTTTTGTTCCAATAGTATTTTTGAAATTTCTTTCATCTCGCTTAAGTCCGATAAAAGTCCTATTGTCATTAATATTAATTGTGATTTAGATCGTGTCTTCAATACTTTTTTTAATCTCTTAACGTGTTGTTCTGCGTACTCAAGATTTTGTTCTAAGTCTTTTTCTTCATCTGTTTTAGGTTCGCTCATTTGTGTAACTCCTTATGTTTTTTAGTAACAATGCTCTTAAGTATTTTATTCTTAGTAACACTGGATTTAATTGTACGTGCATGATTCCATTTTTCTCGAAAGATTCTTCACGTAACATTTTTTCTATTCCATCTACTATGGAACATATTTGTTCTTCTTGTATCTTTAATAATACTTCTACTTGGTCGCTCATATAATCTGATCCACTACTCCATATGCAAGTAATTTGTCTGCTACAAGATAAACGTTTTTCTTTTGTACTACAGTGTACCAGAATCCTTCTGATTTTGTTGACATACTAGAAATCCATTTCGCCCATAGCTTCTCTTCTTTTTCCATTTGCTCTACTTCTTGTTTCACTTGTTCATGCGAACCTGATAATCCATATGATGATTGATGAAACATAGTGATACAAAACTTAGAAATTTTTCGTACGTTACCACATGCTAAAATTAATGTGGCGGCTGACATAACATGACCGTATCCCTCTGTGATTATTTTACATGGTGATGACGTTAATCTTCCTACAATTGCTAATGCTTCGTATAACTCTCCTCCGGGAGAATTTATTCTAACTGTTATAGGTTCTTCTATAGATAATTTTTCTAGTTCTGTCATAGCTCCGTCTATTAGATCAAATGAGCAGTATGATGAATCGTGTTGACCACATGGACCTATAGATCCTGTTATGCGAATTATGCGATTTTTAAAATCAATTCCATATTCAAAAATATAATCTAATCTTAGTTTTTCTGCGTCAATGTCATTTTTCTTTGCCATTGGCTATTCCTTTGAAGTTTCTTCTTGTTTGTATCTAGTAAATAATAAGTATGGATGAAACACCATGTTGTATCTTGCAGCTAATTTATCTGCTATTCTAGTGTGCATTGTGTAGATACACGCAGCACTGGCATCATGCTCGAAACTATTTAGTAGTGCCTTACCTAGTCCCATATTACGGAAGGAATGTTTTACATATATGTAATGTATTACTAGTATACCGTCTATTTCATCGCTAACTGCGTATCCGTATATTTGACTTAAATCTGATTCGTTACATGCAATAACTACATTGCAGTTCTTTAGAAGAGTTTCAATAACCTTGTGATGCTCTTCATAATATATAGTGTTTGTAATTAGTTTTGCAAATAGCGAATGTCTGTAAGATTTTAGCCAACTGCTAAAAATAAATGATGCGTCTTCCGATGTGGCTTGTCTAAATCTGATTGGTAGTTTGCTCATGGTTCCTTCTCTTGGTTTGGATGTTCTACGCTTCTGCTCCAGAAACATTTAAATCTTCAATGTTTTTGTCCTCTTCTTTTGGAACGACTTCTAATAATTTTACTAACTTACCTTCAAACTCAAGTACTTGAGCGTCAATAAGTGATAGTCTTTGTTCGGTTTGTTTTTTTAATACGGATAATTCGCCTAGGGTGGCGTAGATTTGGTAAAGATTTTGATTCTTCTCTTGTAATGTCATTTTTAGCTCCTTTTTGCTCTGTTTAGTTATATTTTGTTCCACCGGATGAATTCATCCCATCGTAGAAAGGTTTAGTTTCGTTTATGAGCTGCTTTAACGCACAAGCCTAGGTATGGGTACGGCTAAATGCTTAAAACGCTCAATAGAAGGCTACACAGCTTTAGAATTGTGGGCTTGGAGAGCTTTACGTTTTCTAGTTGTTTCTGTGTAGCCCATATATATTATATTATAATTCATATCTTATGTCAAGTCTATCAGGCTTAAGCGGCTGAAGCGGCTGACTTTGGATCATTTTTTTTTCTTAGGGGACTTTTTGGGTATGCTAATTACGGCTGCATCGGCTGCCACAACTTCTACAGTCTCCGGTTCCCACTGCCTGTCTCCAGCTATCCACTTTGGGGCTTTGAACGGCAAAGGTGGTGGTGCCATTCCAACATCCGAAATAAGCTCTATAAGTTCTGATGCGGCTGGATCAACTGCTGCAGCCCGACAGTCTGAGAGATAATCATTTACCAAAGAGATCATTTCACTAAGTTTCATCTTCGGCTTCTTCGGCTGTGGCGGCTTTTGTAGTTGATAGGACTTTTTGAGCTAATAGTAGTAGTTCATCGTTGGATAGATTGGATAAGTCGTCGGAGCGAGCGGCTTCTCGTTCTTCTCTTTGTAGCTTTATTAGAACCTCTAAATATCCTTGAACTACACGAGCTTCTTTAAGATCGAGCGTGAGTTGTTTGGAACATTTTGTTCTGTACATGGAGAGTTGGGAAGCGATGATTTGCCGAGCATCATTTACTAAAACATCAGTGTTATTATATACTTCGATTATCTTGGAGCTTGGTCGCCCCGGAATCATGATTCTCTTTTTTGTGTCTGACATATGCTCCCTTTTGTGATTTCAAGTACTTACACACATTTTACTTTTTTCACTAAAAAAATTTTTTACGAGGTTTGGAATTATATTATAGCATTTGTAAACCGGTTTGTAAAGTCTATTAAAAATCCAACTGTAAATGGTTTGCGTACGCATAAATTCTGATCTATATATACTACACCATACTCCATCGCTAAACCGGCTTTTTTAACCTTCCCCGTCTTTTTAATTTGTCAAGTTTTATTTTGGATATTTTTTATTTTATTTGTCAATGGTTTTCTTTCTACATGTTCTATCAATCGGCTGACTCGGCTGACTCGGCTGATCCAGTCTGTTCAGCTTGATAGTCTAGATAGTCTTGATGATAGCGCATCAATTGGTTAAGCCGCTTAAGTCTATTGTGTACGTAGCAGATGCTAAACGGATTGCCTTTACGACCAGCGGTAACAGTCTTTATATATCGTCTATAATATCTACGTAGATGTTTTGATATTTCTACAAGCTGGATGCCATTAGATGTTAGTGTTAGGATGCACCTATCAATTTTGTTTAGTGTTAGCGGTTTGATTAGTTTGAGGTAAACGGCAAATACATCATCGGCTTTATCGGTCAATATAGTTTGTTTAGCTGATCTAGCCGATGCAGTTCGCTTGTCTAATTGTAGGATTAGTTGGTTGGCGATATGGGCGGGGACCTTTTTTATGTCTACGACTAGAGCGTGGAACATGAGTTTTGAGGTATAGGCGGCTAAGTCGGCGATATTAGGTATTATTATGAGTTTTGGTTGAAGAATTTTGGCGTACTTGGGCACTAGGGCAAATTTATTTAGCTGATTAAGGTGCTCGAGCGTGAAGAAGTCCA